TCCCAACAAGTTTGAAGTTTTTTACGCCAGCTATGCAGTTGTAGCCGAGGTTCGTGACTGGAGCCTCGAAATTTCTCGCGCCGAAATTGATGTTACAACCATCGGTCAAACGCTTGGCCAGTATGTACCTTTCCGCAAGTACATTTCTGGTTTTGGCGACGCCAACGGTACTGCAAATGTCTACATGACTGATGAAGACAATGCTCTTGCCAATCGCCTTGTGCAGGACGTACTGCTGCGCAAGCAAGTTGGCGCTGGCATGAAGCTCTACTTGGAGCGCATTGAATCTGGCGGCACCGTGGATGACACCAAGTCTCGCTCGATCGAGATGCCTGTCACTCTGACTTCGGCCTCTCTGAACGTGAACCCGGATGACGCCCAGTCTGTCGCCATCAACTTCCGTCCCTCGGAAGCCGTGAGCTTCGACTTCGCTACCACCTAATTCATCACTTGATTCGCTGCCCCGCTTCGGCGGGGCTTTTCTTTTATCTATCCACGATCATGCCTGACGCTGTTGTCCACGGAACGCTGCCTACGGGCGCTGCAAAAGAAATTGATGCAACTAACGATGGAAAGCTTGAAGTTGATGCCAGTTTTTCTGGGGTATCTGTTGACGCTTTTGGGCGCTTAAGATCCTCTAACCCATTAACACTTTTTGACTCAAGCCATCGGTATGCGGACAACAATAAGTGGGAGACAAGTGTTGCGAGTGGCGGTGCTGCAACTTTTTCGGCAAATGAAGGACTTGTTAATCTTGCTGTTACAACTACTTCTGGGTCGAAAGTTCATAGAGAAACAAAAAAGTGTTTCAGCTATCAGCCTGGTAAGTCACTTCTAGCGCTGAATACTTTTGTGATGAACCCGGCAAAGGCCGGATTGCGTCAAAGAATTGGGTATTTTGGGACTGCCAATGGCATTTATCTTGAGCTTGATGGTTCAACGCTTTCTTTTGTTGAGCGCAGTTCAGTCACGGGATCTGTTGTTGAAACAAAAGTTTCTCAAGCAAACTGGAGCAATGATAAGCTTGACGGAACTGGCGAATCTGCGCTGACACTTGATATTTCAAAAGCTCAGATCATATGGGCTGATATTGAATGGCTTGGCCTTGGCACTGTTCGAGTTGGTTTTGTGATAAATGGCGTATTTGTTCATTGCCATTCTTTCCATCACGCAAACTTGATTGCATCTACATATATTACAACCGCTTCGTTGCCACTGCGATATGAAATTGAAAATACCGCTGGAACAGCAAGTGCTAGCACGCTGAAACAAATTTGTTCGACCGTTATTTCAGAGGGCGGATACGATCTTGCCGGCCTTCAGCTTGCCGCAAGTATTCCGATTAATAGCCCAAGAACTCTCGGCACTGCTGGCACTTTCTATCCAGTTGTTTCACTTCGACTAAAAACAACTCGACTTGATGCAATTGCGACTCTAAGCGCTTTGTCCGTTATGGCGATCAGCACAGGCAATTTTAATTGGCAGATTCGTATTGGAGGTGCGACAACTGGTGGGACTTGGGTTAGCGCCGGCACTGATAGTGCTGTTGAGTACAACATTTCTGGCACTTCATACACCGATGGGACAAGACTTGCTAGTGGCTTCATAAGTTCAACAAATCAATCTGGCGCAAGTGTTGATGTTTTTAAGGATAATCTTTTTAGATTCCAGCTTGAGCGCAATTCTTTCACGTCTACTCCTTATGAGCTGACCTTACTGGTCGCCTCTGATGGGGCAGATGATCAAGTTGTTGCTTCAATGGATTTCGAGGAGATCTCTCGCTGATTGCGATAAACACACCTTTGATCTATAGTTCAAGCTGACCACGGTTTTTCTATGGCCGCCACTCCGACCCCCGCTTCTCCGATGAGAGCAATTGACCGCTTGCGCAAAGCAGCAAATTTTGAACCCATTAAGCAAGTTGTCGAGCTTGTTGATGGCAGTGAGTTTGTGTTTTATGCCACCCCACTTACTGCTGCCGAACGGGAGAAAGCGCAAAAAGATGCGAAGTCGGACAGCGCTAATGATTTTGCAATGCAACTGTTGGTCCGCAAGGCTATCGACGAAAATGGTGAGCGTTTGTTCAAACCAGGCGACATCCCTGTGCTCAAAAACGATATTGAGGACGAAGATCTTCAGAAGATGATTCTTTGCGTTCTTCGCCCTCGTGGCTCAGAGGACGTAGAGCCCGATTCTAAAAGCGATTGAGCAAGCGTTAGAGTCTGACAATAGACTTTACTTCCAGCTTTCCCTTGCCGAAGCCCTGCATTGCACCTTGTTTGAATTAAAAGACAGGGTGACGGACGAGGAGCTTGCTCTCTGGGCCGCTTACTTTTCTATTAAAAATAAGCGGCAAGAGAAAGAGATGGAGAAGATCAAGCGCCAAGCTCGTCGCTAGCCGCCTCTCGGGGCGGCTTTTTCGTGTCTGGCTAGACTCAAGGGACGAGATGACTTCTTGATGTGGCCAGCATTGAAGCTCAAATTCAGTTAATCCTTAAGGGTTCGTCTGAAATTGACAAGCTTCAAAAGAAGCTGGACAGCATTGAAGATACGGCGGCGTCAATACAAGATCAATTTGAGCGTGGCCTGTTTGGCAGGTCAAGCAATCTTCAGGCTTACATGAATGCCCTGTCTCAGATAGGGAAAGCAGCGTCAGCAGTTAGGGATCAGACAAAAGAAATCCAATCAAGTAATAGTGAGATCAAAAGAACGATTCTTTTGGAATCGCAACTCAGGCGGGAAAGGTCTCGCACCGCTAGGCTTTCAAGGGCTTTTGAGGCTGAAACCAAAGGCCTTGATCAAACAAGGGGCAAGCTCAAGGAAGTAAAAGAGCAGTTTGATGCAATTTCTGGCGCATTAGGGCAGGCTTTTAAGCTAAAAGACGTTCAAATTGTTTCTCAGCTTAGGAACGAGTTAAGTGCACTCGTAGAGGATCAAAGGGAGTGGAATCGGGCTCTTGCTGGAACGAAAAATACTGGCGTGAATGCCGATCTATTGAAAGAGCAGTCGGCGGAGTATGCAAGACAAATTTCTCTTTTGAGGGAAAGGGCTGAAGCTCTTGGCAGTAATGAGGCTTTGATTAGAAAGCTAAATGCAGCGGAAAGAAACCTTGTAAAGGGAAGAACAGAAGAAGGCACTTTTTTAAGCTTTGCCGACCCACGACTCGGGCGCGAACAGCTTAAAAACGCAAGAGCGCTAATCCAAGAAGAAGAAAGGTTGGCGGAAACCAGAAAGAGATCGGCAGCAGAATACGAGAATCAACAAAAGCAGGCAAGGCGTGAGATTCAGCAGACGATAAGAACGATTGGCGGACTTGCGCAAAAGGCGACAGGAGCAACCTTTGATGCGCTTACATTTGGAAAGGGGCCTCAGATTGCTAAGGGCTTCAAAAACGCGGCAATCAGAGGCGGCGTTGGCTTGGGCGCTCTTGGATTGGGAGGTGCCTATGCGGCAGTTCAGCAAGCGACTGGGAACATAGACCTAGGAATGCTTCAGGGGCCTGCAACTCAAGCGGCGTCGGCTATTGGAGGTGCGATAAATAATGCACTTGGCGGCGTGCCTGCCGTTGTCGCTGAGATGCTGTCCGCGCTTGGCAACATACCTGGATCCCTTGGGCTTGCATCTGTCGCCGCATTAGCCTTTGCACCTGCAATGAAAACAGCGGGCGAAGCTGTGTTCTTGGCCGGAAAGAAATTCGGGGAATCAAAGTTTGGGGAAAACATTAAGCTAACACTTGATCGGCAGACGAACTTGTTTGAGTCTGTCATCAATAAAGCATCTGAAATGAACATGGTGCTTGACGCATCGCGTTCTGGACTTGACGCGGTTGGGAGAAAGATTGAGACACTTCCGGCCTTGCCGGCTGCGGGGCAAACAGCTTTCAGGGGCGAGCTTCGTCGCGGACGTGGCGGTGCGTTTATTGGTGGCGGCGCTCGTGAGATCACCAACCCTGAGTTTCTTGCCACGGCGGCTGGCACGATGGCCCAGCGCACCCAGGAGGCTGCGCAGACTTCGCTCATGTTTGCCGAGGGGCTTGGTCAGGCAGCGAACGAGGCCAAGACAATTGCCGAATATCTCAGGCAAGCAAATGAGTTGCGTGCGCAGGGGGAATCGAGTACGCAGCGCTTTATTCGTCAAACAATAGAGCGTGGACGCATTGCGCAACAAGGGCAAGCAAGCGCGGACATTGCGAGGGAGAGATCTGCGTTTTTCACTGGAAGTTCATACTCTCTTGCTCAAGTGCCAGTGAGAGGTGAGCTATTCCCAGGTGGTCGCACGGAGACCGCAATGCGGCAATACAGAGATATGTTAAATACACAAGCTTTTGCTCAACAAGCACTGGAAAAAACCGGGAAAAGCCGCTTACAAACAGAAGCCGCTATATTCCGCATCTCTAAACAAATTAGCGCCGCTCAAGCGGAACAAAACGCATTAGACGAACGCAGTGTTCAACTTATTCGCGAACAGAACGCACTACTATTGCAACAATACAGGCTAGAGCAGCGAAAACCTATTGCTGCGATGACACCGGAGGAGAGGGTTTCGGGCGGAATCCTTGATCCTTCATCGCTTAGGGCCAGTCGCCGCGAAAGGATTAAGCGGGGCAGGGCTCGTCAGGAGTCAATACGTCGAGCAACAAGCGAAGGCTTGATCGGTGGCGCCTTCCCGCTGCTGTTTGGACAGGGGCCTGGAGCCGCCGTTGGCGGTGGCGCTGGTGGCGCACTAGGGGGTTTTGCCGGGGGCGGCCTGGGCTTTGGTTTATCGCTGGTTGGCACTGCGCTAGGCACGGCTTTTGATCAAGCAGTGCAAAGTGCAAAAGATCTAGGCGCTGCTCTTGAGAAACCTGTTGAGAATTTTGATCAACTTGCGCAGCAATCGTTCTTTTCGTCTAAGGCACTTGAGGAAACAATCAAGAAAGCAATTGAGTTTGGCGATACGGCTACGGCTTCTTCTCTGATTCAAGAAGAGGCGATTAAAAAGCTTGGCGTTGATGGTGTCCGCAATTTGCAAGAGCTTGCTTCTGAAAGCGATCAGCTCGGTAGAGCGCTCGGTGAGCTTGGGCAAAATATGCTTGCGGTTATTGCTGGGCCTCTTGCAAAATTTACCGCTGCGTTGAATAACCTTTTTGAGCCCAAGGTGCAGGCTCAGCGCGTTGGGAATCTTCGCGCAAGCCTTGCGCCACAGCAGAGAGAGGCGTTAAATAAAGAGCTTCTTGCTATTGGCGGTCCTGGGTCTGCTCGATATGGCGCACAGCAAAAACTTTCAGAGCAAGGTCGCGGCCTGAACCTCCCAGAAATTGAGCTTGCAGCAATACAAGCACCAGAAAAAATCCAAGCGATACTCGATAAGTATGAACCGTTTGTTATCAAAGGTCAGATCAAGCTCGATCCTAAGCAACAAATCGAGTCTGAGATTAACGCGCTTCAGAAACGGCTTGAAGCGATAGACATTAGCAAGGGCTTACTGGATCAGGTTCGCAGCGCAAATCGTGAGCAAGAAGACCTGGATAAGCAACGCGCTGATCTCATTCGCTCTTACGAAGAAAGCATCGGCGATATTCGCAAGCGCATTGAAGATGAGGTGCGCAACAGGCGACTTGCTGTTCTTGAAACTGAAAATAAAATTCTTAATCAACAAGGACAAAATAGAATCAATCAACTTCGCCTTATCAATCAACAGTTTGTCGCTTCTGCTGGGCAAGGGCAAAGACCAGAAGTTGAAGACGCAGCTAAGCGTGCTGCTCAAATTGTTGCGCAATTCACGGAGCAACAGCTCAGCGCTGAAGAAGAAGCTGCGCAGATTAAGCGCAACGCATCTCTTGACGCGCTTAAGTTTGACACTGAAGCTGCTGAATTTAAGGCAAACATTGAAAAAGAAATTTCTCGCTTGAACATTGAAACAGCTCGTCGCGTTGACGACATTAACCTGAGCGTTGCAAGGAGAAATGAGGAGTACGATCAAAATCGCTTCAAGCTTGAAAAGCGAATTGCGCAGCTTCAGCTAAAGAATAACGAAATAATTACAAAACAACAGCTAGACACTGCCAACAAAAATCTTGAGGCAGCAAGGCAGTCGAAAGATGTAGGACAGATAAGGTACGCGCAAAGTGTTGCAAATATCTATCAAGCACAACTTGATATTATTCAACAGGGACAAAAAGATATTGCCGGTATTTCTGCGCCAGCCAAACTGACAGGCATTCCAACTGGGGCCGTTGGAGGTGGCGGTGTCTCGACCAGACAATTTGACGCAATTATCGGTCAACAAAAAGATAGAATGCAAAAGCTTGTTAGTGAAATACTCGCTGGTCTTGACCTAACAAAGGCCGCCGACATTGACAGCTTCAAAAATCAAGTCGCCGACCTTGCTAAGTCGTTCAATGCCCCTATCGTTGCGTTTGCTCAAAACTTCAACGATGAGCTGCAAGCCAGCTCTCGCTATATTGAGCTGCTCAATCAAGGCTTGAAGGGCACGACAGCTCAGCAAGTAATTCAACTTGAGCAGCAGCGAGCTATCGCAATCGCTCAATACAATCAAGCGATTGCTTCGCTTGAGGAGCGGAAAAATGCAAAAGATACAACCGAGCTAGCAAAGGGAATTATTGAATCGCAGATAGTTGATCTTCAAAACGCAAGAAATGCACTTCTTGGCGCTGTGTCAACTGCTGTTAAGGATGTTGTCTTAAATGAATCAATCATCGCCGCCACAGATGCCATGAGGGCGATGAAAGAAGAGATGAACGAACTTCTTGACAAAGTAAACCAAGCCAAGTTTGCATCCGAAACCTTAGGCCGAGGTATCGCAGGCGGAATTACTGACTCCATCTCTGTTTTTACTGGCTTCAATACGATGACGGAAAGACGCAATTTACAGGCGCAAATAGATCAGTTTCAAGAGCTGAAGAGAGGCGCTAAAGGCAATAAAGACGCTGTTCAGGAATATAAGCAAAAAATCGCAGAAGCCCGCTCCGAAATGGATAAGCTAAAAGACACGGGGACTCAGGTGCAAAGTGTTCTCGCGAACATGCTCAAGGGAATTGGAGAGGCGTTCGTTGAAATGGCGCAAAAGATTATTGCGCAGCAAGTGACAATGATTATTTTTGGGACCATCCTAAAAGCGCTTGGGATTGCAGCTGGCGCAAGTGGTGGGGGAGGCGGTGGCAAGCCTGGAATTGACGTTTCCCCTAGCGGCCAAATCGCCCCTCTTCGGATCCCCGGTGATATTCAAGCCGCTAACGGCGCCTACTTCGACAACGGCATTGCAGCCTTTGCCAACGGCGGCATGTTCACCAATTCCATCGTCTCCTCGCCCACCCTCTTCCAGTTCGCTGATGGAGGCGTCACACGCACAGGCGTTATGGGCGAAGCTGGCCCCGAAGCGATCATGCCGCTGGAGCGTGGTGCTGACGGAAAGCTAGGGGTTAAGGCAAAGCTCAATGGGGCAATGACTCGCTACCGTCGCCCCCCTGGTGCTGACGCAGCCGCTGAGCCAGGCAGTGGTGACTCTGGCTCTGGTGGCGGCGGTGTTGCAGTGACTGCCCCGATCGACGTGCGTTACACCGTGGAGCGCATCAACTCAGTTGATTACGTCACCGCTGATCAGTTCCAGGCTGGTTTGCGGCAGGCAGCTGATCAAGGGGCAAGACAAGGTGAACGCCGCGCATTGACTAGCCTGCGGCAAAATACAACCACACGCCGGAAGGTCGGGATCTGATGGCAGACGCACTTGCCTTTGCGCAATACATGACATTGCGCAGTGCTGATGGCGCAACACGGTATTACTTCCAGAACTACTGGATCAACGAAGACGCACCCAGTAAAGACGGAAGCATTGTTTATGGTTTCATGTCATTTGCATTTAGCGGTGTCCTAGTCACTAAAACCGGAGACAATCAACCGGCTACTCTTGCATTTCCAAACAACGAATTAAGCCGTGGATGGGCTGAAACTGCTGTGCAAAGCATCTGGATGGCTGATGTGCAAACAGTTATTGTTGACCCTGATAGCAAGCAAAATTACACCGTGCTATCTGAGTACGTCGGTCAGATCGTTTCGGGTAGATGGGACGATACGACGCTGCAACTTGAAATGGCATCTGTGTTAGATGCGGTTGGGGCTGACGTACCACGCAAGCGACTGACGCGGCAGCTTGTCGGCAACTTGCCTCTAACCAGCAGGATCCGCCTGTCGTGATCGACCTGATTGGCCGCCCCTATCGCCTAGGCGCCGATGGCTCTGATCCTGATGGCGCGTTGGATTGCATACACCTTGTCTTTACGGTGCTGGATCGCCTTGGCTTGCCGCATCCTGTTTGCAAAGCAGAATGGTATGAAGGCAAGTCGTTTGCCCGCGATCTACTGACGTGGTGCCGCAGGGTTGACCTAGCCACCTACGATGGTGACGTGCTACTGCTACCGCAAGAAACCACAGCTTTTGCGGTCTACTGGGAAAACGGATGCCTCTACATCAACCAGCATTTGAAGGCGGTGGCATGGTGCCCTATCAGCGCAGTGCAG